ATGGCTCAGTCGGTAGAGCGTCGCCTTGGTAAGGCGGAGGTCACGGGTTCGATTCCCGTTATCAGCTTACATGAGAAAACCCAGTATTTTCAAGATTCCTTGAATTTACTGGGTTTCCTTTTTACTCTGCTTTTGCTAAAATAGCATAAATTTGCGCTTTCGGCATACAAAATTAGGTAAAGTATTCCACGAAATATTCCACAGGAATCGCCCCTCACTCAATCATAATTTTATTTTCTTTGCAAAATGTTATAAATAAGTCCTTATTTTTCTTTGAATCTTTTTTCTCAAATAATTCTAGCCAACATTTGTATTTTTTATTAAATACAGTTTCGGATTTCCCAAACAATTTATTTGTCATGTAATCATCAATTTGCTGGTCTATAATTTCACGTTCGCTCGAAAATGATTGCTGGTAAACGGATTTCATAATACTGTCCGATTTCCAACCACCTCTGTCCTGCGCGTATTTGTCTGGAATCATGAGCAAAGCCATCACGGACGCATTAACATGCCTTAAATCATGAAAAGTCATTTTTGGTATGCCAGAACGCGCTACAAGGCGTGCCCATCTTTTGGAAAGTGTCGGGACTGTCACCGGAACAAGCTGATCAGTTGGAACCTGATCTATTAATTCTTTTATATAAGGTGGGATTCTCAATGTTCTGTGCCGCAATGGCTGTTTGCCTTTATTTTTTACAACCTGTTTTCCGTTTTCATCCGTGACGATAACATCTTTTATCGTAATATAATTTCCATCAGATGAAATTGATTTCGATTTTCTTAAACCTATAATTTCTGATGCGGTAAACGAAAGCCACATTGCGAGCAATGCCGGAAGTTCCACATTAGTCCCCTTTATCATCTGGAAAATAACATCTGGCGTGGAAATCTCATTTTGCGTGATGGTTTTTTGTGGAAGAGTGACATTAGTTTCAATATTAGGCGCATAAGTATTCAAAACAGCTTCGATAAGACCATATTCATTGCACACAGTTTTGGGCGAAATCGGTGTTTTTCTTTTTTTCGTGATTCTCTTCGCCTCAATATTAACAGCCTCTTTTAAGGTTTCTTTATCAATCTGTGACAGCTTCAGATTAATAATGCTTTTAAATGCATTCCGCTGGATGATTCTGTATCCACTGATAGTGGAAGGGGATAATACAGCATCAGATGTGGAAATATATTTATCAATTGCCTCATAAAGTGTCATGTCGTCCGGTTTCTTTTGTGTATTTTTATTTAATTTATACTCACTGATTTTGCGGTTAACTTCCGCAGCGGATGAACCGGTGATAGAAATATAAATCTTTTTCACTTTTGGCTTTCCGGTTTTTTCATCAATAATAGGTTTTCCATGTTTGTCAAAGCATGGTTCACTGTGGGAATAAACTTTTTTCCTAATGCTTCCGCTTGGAAGTTCTCCAATTCTTTTCTTTGCCATAATATCATCCTTCCTCTAAAAAAGAGTATAAAAATAACAGCCAGCAGAGAACGGTTGTTCTGCTTGCGTTTGGCTGCTCCGAATGATACAATAAGCTTGTTCAGGGCGTGTATCTTCGGAGCACGCATTCGCTCCTGTTGTTAGCCGGTATCCGGTTCGCAGGGGCGTTTTTTATTTTATCTGTGAGAGTCAATAAAGTCAAAAACTCCTCATCAACAATGACAAGGAGTTTTTTCTAGTCGCATTAAGCTGCAACCACATCTGCTAGAGCAGATCCTTATCAACAATTATATATCAGTTATTATCTTTATGCAAATTTAATTTAAGCTTGCCCCAATCTTCTGCATAAGAGCCTCCTGCAATACCTGTGAAAAATTAATACCAAGAGACATAGCCTCTTCATTCAACCATTCCGGGATGCTCAAAGTTTTCTTAACAGCTTTTGAATTTGTACGCTTTTTATAAGCAAGCATATCAAATTCTATAATGACACAGTATTCATCTTTTCCAACCGGAATCTGATTCACTTCGGAAGCAGCAGGAATAGGCTGTTTTTCCTGTTCACGGCTTGTGAGAGCAAGTCCTAAAGCGTCAACAGCCATCTCATAAGCTTCCTGCATACTGTCGCCCTGTGTCATGCATTCTGGTAAATCTGGAAATGTGATCCAGAAGCCGCCTTCTTCTGCTACGTGAAAAACTGCCGGATAAAATAATTTATTCATAGAAAAGCCTCCTTTTTAGGTGGCTGGGTTATTTCAACCCAGCCTGTTTCAATATTGCCTGCTCCATACCTTTTTTAAGGTCTTTGCAGTGATAAGGAACAATTACTGTTTTTCCAGTCTGTGGATTGTACATTTTTACATGCGAACCATTTTGACTGATAATCTCGAAACCGTTCTTTTTGAGATGAGTAATCATCTCTTTTGAAGTCATTGGCATCTTTTGTATCTCCTTTCCTTATCTAAAAATATTGTAACACGTAAAAATACGTATGTCAACATAATTATGTAATAATACGTATAAAATTAAAAGCAGAGTATTCACGCAATTCCAATTTTTACAAGCTCCAGAGCAGGACATAATTCATTAGTACTATCCATCCTGTGTGCGTGTTGTTCAATTTCCTGAATATCATCTTTCCGGAAGTCATCGCCCATAATATGCCTTAAGGCATGGAGCAATGCGTTTTGCTGTTCACATCGGGATAAAGATTCTTCAATAAAGATTGTATATGTTCCGTCCTCGTTTTCCGTAACAGCTTCCTTGACTTTGTGATTTGGAAATTTTATCAATTCAACAAAATAATCAATTATCTTCCCCACGCTCCTTTCTCTTTAAAGCCAGTAACATTTGGTACACGGTGCCGAGATCCTCCGGTTGTGCATCTTTTGCTGCATCAAAAAGAACCTTTAGCTCTTTGTTCTCAAAAATCTGTTGGGCAATGTCTGCGGTTTCATCATTCAGGTAGTATTTTTCGCCACCTTCTTTTTCTTCTCCAGTTATAAGATATTCGACTGATACATGAAAATAATCGGCTATTTTCTGCATTTTATCCTGCTTTGGTGTGCTTATTCCATTTTTCCATGAACTAAATACTGATTGAGCGATTCCAGTTTCTTTCGATACCTTATATGTGGATATTCCATATTTTTGTAACAATTTTTCAAAAACACTATACATTTTTTGTCCACCTTTCACAAAAATACACGTTACTTCATAAAACAATAGTAAAACATATTGACGAATAATGAAACATGATGTACAGTAAGCATATGCTTCATAAAACGTCACTATATTTCAAGAAAGAATTACGAAATATGAACGTATGAAAATTATAATTACTTCTAATTGGTAATTGAAGTATATCACAAACGTGAAGCATACGCAATGAGTAATATAAGAAAGGAGAAAGAACGTGTACGAAAAGTATGAAGAACTGTTAAAAAAGACAGGAAAGACATCTTATCAGGTTTCAAAGGATACTGGAATCGGGCAAAATACTCTGTCGAACTGGAAGACCGGAAGAAGCAAGCCAAAGATAGAGAAGATTAAGATCTTGGCGGATTACTTTGGAGTTAAGGTTGAGGAGCTGATCTAGGAGGCAGGAAAGTGAACTTTAGAAATTTAATCGGTATTTATCAATTTGCAATTGCCAGATGCATTGATGTCATTGGATTTGATAATGACATTACCAGAAATGCGGACGGAACACATGAGGAGGTTTGGGATATCATTTCGGCAGTCGAAAACTTAATGCTCGACAATGGAAATGTAGATGTTATTGAGGAAATGGATTTTTCAGAGGAAAAGCTAGAAACTGCAAGACGATTTCAAAATCTGCTATACGAAATGAAAAATTTAGACAAACGCATAGCAGACATTGAAAAGGAAAATCAAGAATGATAAGTACTATATTTTTTACCAGCTGTCGCCACTGATTTAACAAAATATTCTAGCTTTTTATCAGAGATTGTCTCTTTTCTACATATTTGTGAGATTTCTGGTGTTTTAATATTTTGACCGTAAGATTTTAAATCGTGTTCTACTAATTTCACATTTTGATTGATAGCATATGATTTAAAAACCATTTCAGTCAATGAATCAGATTCGGTGATGGTGCAATGGTTTTTCAAAACATCAATGATGTCTTCATAGTACGAGATCCATTCGCTGGCAAGTTCAACAGTCATCGGTCTTTTATTATGAGGTCTGTGCATATGAGTTTCTCCTTTCATTTACTCGGCTTGGCAGAGCCTGTAACTGAATGGTAGCACTTAAGAGGTAGAAAAACAATTAGGAGGTGTGAATTGTTAAATTCCGAAACAGAAAAACTGCCACACATCCAAAAAGGAAGCATGGCAGAGAAAATGCTTGAATCCATTTCGAGTGGAAAAGCCACTGTAAACGAAGCAAGAGCATCATTTGGCTTAGAACCTATAGAAGGTGGAGATGTGTTATATCAGGGTAGCACTTAGTTCATAAAAAGGAAAGAGAGAAAATGTTGGATAAAAAATTGAAAAGAAATTTAATTGCATGCTGTATATCATTAATTCTAATAAACATAATGACAGGAATTATGAATTTAAGCTTTGACAAGTTCCAGTTCGGTTCTGTTTTTATGCTTCTCTATTTATGTATTACAGAGATTTTAAAAGAGAATTAATAAATGCTTTTATTTCATCCTGATACATACTTAAAAAATATGTGGCGACCCAAGCCAAAATATTGAATATTTTTGAAAATGAAGCAGGTGTTCTGAAACCCATGCAATTAATGATAGTGCTTGGTAAAATAATTAAATTTTTTACAGCACAAAGAGGATTGAAACTATTTTTTAAATATTTTTGAAAAAAATTTCTTGTCATAAAAAGCTCATCGTAAATGCGTAGAGTATTATTATAATTTTCATAATCTGGTTTTCCATAACCAAGAGATGGAGAATTAATAGAAAGATAATCACAAATATCTGGATATTTTGCCAGAACATCGTTTAGCAATTTTTTACAATCATCACCTATAAAAAAAGCATTGGAAGATGGTTTCACAGATTTTAAAAAAGCTTCAATAGTATTTATACAAGATGAAATTTTCATTATGTCAACAATATATTTGATTATAGAATAAAAATATATTAAAAACAGAAGAATTAGTAGAATTTTAATCATTTTGTGCTCCTTACTTAACAAATTTTCATTTTAAATCGTAGCACTAAATTAATAAAAAGGAAAGAGGGAGATGTCCATATGGCAAAATCAAATTTGTGTGAAAATTTACAGCAGAAGAGATTTGATTACGTTGCCGGTGCACTTACTGGTGGATTCCGGCAGAAGAATCTCAACACAAAAGACATCAGTAAAAAAAGCGGAATCCCTGAGAGAACTGTAACGGAACGTTTAAATCACCCGGAAAAGATAAAATTGGAGGATTTATATAAATTAGCTGACGTTGCAGGAATACGAATCATCTTTCAACAAAAAGAAATACCAGAATAAGGAGGGATATGCAGATGATATTAAAAAACTTAAGAAGGGAGGTTCACCATGAAGAGAATAGGGAAAATAATCATGTCTGTCGGTGCATTTATCTCTGTGACCGGAGCGTGTGCACTCGATTCAGACGGTCTGATTTACAGCAGAGTGCTTTTAATTATCATGATTGGCATTATCATAGCACTTGCCGGATATGGCTTAATTTGCTTGGAAGATTGCATTTCAGACATAAAAAAATCGCACCCATATATGATTTGGCGATCAGGTGCGATTTGTAAGGAATTTAAATAACTCCACTTCTCTATTATATTAACACGTTTTATATGAGAGGTAAACATTAATTTTGCTTAGTAACGAGGAAATCATCAAAAGACTTTACGAACAACCGGATAAATTTATGAAAGCTATGTCACGAAAAGAGTATGCAAACGCCGCATTTACTGCATATATCGCAGAATGCGTATGTCTGTTCTGTGATGTCCCACGGAATGTCCGAACTGAATTATTTGGAGATAGGCACGCTGAACCACCGATTGATGGACTGTTTCCGGAGCACCTTGTGATAAAAGCAAATGATCAGATGATTTTATCTCACAAAACATTGCAAGAGCTTACCTTAAAAGAAAAACGTGAAAGGGAGAAGGAATGGGAAGAATGCCAGAAGCGGTTTCGCAAGACAAATATATAAAAGCGGTAAAGCTTTTGAATGACCTGACTTATACGGATTCGCTTATCAGTCAGGTAGAGGAAGATTATAAAATGACATATTTAAAAGCCCAGCCGAAAGGAATAGCCTATGACAAGGTCGGATCATCTGGAAACAGCACGATCAGTCAGGTTGAAGAAACCGCTGTTGAACTGGAGCATTTAGACCATCAGAAAAAGCAACTTATTAAAAAGTACGCAAGAAAAAAAGCGGAAATTTACCACATTTTAAATAAAATGCAAACTCTGGAGTACGTTAAGGTGCTGCTGATGTTTTACTCAGAGAATCTTTCCGGGGATGAAGTCGCAGAACGCATGAACTACAGCCGGACATGGGTGTACAGGGTGCGCAGACGTGCCATAGAAGAGTTTGCGGAATATATGGAGGATTCATATGTTTGATAGGAGAAATCATTATTACGAAGGATATGAACAGGCGCGGATGAAAGGTGTGCCGCTGACGGAACTTTACGCGACCGCTTATAATGCGTGGGTATCTGATTCCAGTATGACACTTAGAGAATCAGAAGAGTTAGAGGTCTACATGAGATATTTAGCAGATACAATCACAATTCATGCAATGATGGATGATGGATATGATCTCGTAGCGACTGACGAAGAAACATATTGTTTTATAAAAAAATGATTCATGTGTGTTTATCCACTGAATATATATCACGACTGCAACATTGAAAGCCAGATTATTCTCCCGGCGGTCGTTCCGGGAGAGGAAGGAAGAATGATTTATAAGAGAATGTCAAAGTTAGTCAGAGAAAATCATAGCAAATCAGAGTTAATAAAAGTTAATCAGAACATATCATTACAAATCAGAATGGTGGTGTGGACATGAACAGACTTGGTTTTCTCATTCTTTCAATCCTGAAACAGAATGAAGCTGTCAACAGCGTTTCTGCGATGTCCTTAAGAGAGATAGCAGAATCAGAGGATTTCGGATATAGAGAGAATACGGTATTTAAAAAAATAAAAGAGTTTGAATTGTCAGGATTCGTTTTAAAAGGCATGAAGGACGGAAGGGCAGATACATTTTTCATCACAAATGACGGTCTGGAAGCCTTAAAAGGTATCTTGACAGAGAATTAGGAGGATTAAGTAAGTGAAAAAGAAAATAGCGTTTATCGCAATCGGACAGGCAGGTGGGAACATCGGACAACTTTTCGAGGAAAGAGGATTCAGTGTTCTGTATCTGAACACGTCAGAAGAGGATTTATCAACATTGAGCGGTGCAAAATATAAGTACCATATCACCGGGGGCGAGGGCTGCAACAAAGACCGGAAGAAAGCAAAACAGCTTGTTATCGACGACTATGACCAGATAGCGGCGGAAATAGACGCAAAGCTGGACGCTGAAATTATTTTTGTGATTTTCGCAAGCGGTGGCGGTACCGGCTCTGGTGCTGGTCCGATGCTCTGTGATCTGCTTCTGGACGATGGTAAGACGGTCGGAGCAGTTACTGTGATCCCGGCTCTTGACGAGAGCATAAAGTCTCATGTCAATTCCTATGAGTGTTTTGCAGAGCTTACGAAGATTGAGGGACTTGCCTCATGCTTCATTCTGGACAATGAAAACGGCAATAAGCTTGGTCTGAATCGCAGTTTTGCAGATGATTTCACGGCATTTGTTGAGATTCCGGACAAAATCCAGAATGTGGAGGGCAACATTGACAAAGCGGAGATTCAGGAGACGTTGAAAGCCCACGGCATAGCTGTTATCTTACATAGCACGGCAGATAGTGCGGATGTGATTAAAAAGCTTCAGGACAACATTTATGCCCCGATCGAGCCGGATCGTGTTGTGAAATATATCACGGCAGAAATGAGCAGCAATGTCAGAATGACGGATGTGGAAAAAGATCTCGGTGTTCCGGTAGACACATTTCAGACAGCCGGAGAAGAAACGGTTTTATGTGCATCCGGGTTAAGCTTCCCACAGACCAGATTAGACCTCATTTATGAGAGGATAGATGAAAACCGGGAGACCATAAAAAAGAACCTCAAGGCAACTCACGAACTGTCGTTGAAGGGGGACGTGGATTTCCTGAGTGAGCCGTCCAATATCACGAAAAAGGATGATGAGAAAAAGCCAAAGTCCAGAAGGGACATCATGACAAAATACTTATAAATCATGCATGAGGTGACCGGATTATGAGCGGAAATTATATAAAACTGTATCGGTCTTTTCTGGAGTGGGAATGGTGGCATGATGCAAATACGAGCAGGGTGTTTTTATACATATTACTGATGGCAAACTGGACAGACAAGAAGTGGAAAGGGACGATAATTAAGCGTGGATCATTCGTGTCCTCGTTCTCAAAAATCGCCCTTGCAACTTCCCTAACTGTTGACCAAGTCCGTACCGCAGTGAAGCACTTGCGAGATACCAAAGCGATTACCACAGAATCGACACCGAAAAACACAGTATTTACGGTGGTTTGCTATGACAAGTACCAAGGTTTTACCGAAGCAAATCCCAAACAGAATACCGAACAGTTTACCGAACAAATCCCAAACAACAGCCCACCCAAATCCCAACAACATAAGAATATAAAGAATATAAAGAATAATAAATATATATATAGTGCGGCAGTGATACCGCACCTCAACGAAAAAGCAGGGACACGTTTCCGAGAAGATTCGGATTCGACAGAGCGGTTGTTGTCAGCGAGGGTAAACGAGGAATTTACGGTTGAGGACATGATTAAGGTTGTTAATAAAAAATGCGAGGAGTGGATAGGGACAGAGTTTGAAAAATATTTAAGACCGAAAACGCTATTCAGCGCATCACACTTTGAAGAATACCTCAACCAGAAAAACAATCCGGCAAAGAAAAAGCCGGAAGCGAAAAATAAATTTAACAATTTTCATCAGAGAGAGCGCGACTGGGACGAATGTGAAAAATGGGCTTTGAATACGAAGCCGCCAGTCATACCGAGGAGAAATAATGAGCAGAGCAGCAAGATTTGATATTTTTTATCAAGGCAGACTGTACAGAAAAAATCTGACAGCAGCCGAGATCACAAAAGAGTTCGGATGTAAGTCCGCCATGGTTTACCAGGCAGCAAATACCGGACATAAGATTAATAGAGTTTTTGAAGTTAAAAAAATTTATCCGGAAAACGAAAAGAAGCTGGAAAATATCAATAAAGCTTCGATACCTGATAATTTTAACGAAGAGTGGAGAAAGTGCACGGAAGCTTTTAAAAACGTCATATGGGTACAGAGCGGAGGAAAGAGGTTGATGTTGCATCATGGAAAAGGATGAATTTATAAGATTTCTGGAAAACAAAGGAATTAACGCAAAGCTGGAAGACGGTGTTGTAATGATCCTTTACGATGGCGGCACGCTTTCCCCTAGCGAGGTTTACAGAAAGTTTAATCTGGCTAAAAAGTTTGCAGAAGAAAACGAATACAGAGGTTCGCTTGGTATCAGAAAGCGTAGCGGAAAAGTCCATGTCGAAGCTGATCCGGACAAAAACGGATTTGTGAAGCCGGAAGAAAAACCGCCATTCCGAGATCCAGATGATGAAGTTGATACATCAGAAAATTATGAGCAGATGAGCCTGTTTTAAACAGTGAGTGTTTTTAGAAAACGCACCTTATAAGCATCCAGATAAACGGTTGGTTTTTCCATTTTTTAAAAAATACGAAAATGCACCACATAAAATCAATGCAAGCCAGAGAAATCAAGGCTTTGCGAAATGTTTTCTGTGAAAGTTAAGAGGTGTTGTACAGTAACGGCAGAAAAAAAGAGAAAAATCCTGTGATACAGAGAAGGAGGTTTTTATGAACGAGAATGAGCGAACCGCTGTTAACCAGCTTAAGAACATCAGAGAAGTTTCGGCGGTGAAACTTAAAAAGATTGACAAGGGCAGTCCGGATGCAAAGCCGCTTGTTTATATTTCAAATATTAAACGAGCAGATATCCTTTTGAGAATGATTAATGAGCTGGAAGCGTACCGGGCAATCGGAACGGTGGAAGAATGTCGAGCGGCGGTAGAACAGCGGAAAGATGATGAAGAATTAAAGCCGTGTCCGTTCTGTGGCAGAAAAGCAAAAGTAAAAGCGACAAAGAAAGAAAGCGAGGATTAATTTTTATGAACAAAAAAGATGTATTAGAAATCAAGCGAAGATTTCGAAAAGAAGCGTGTACATTCACAAGAATGTGCGGATGTTATGTGGACGCAGACCATAATAAAATCACAAAAATCGGTGAGACATTTTTAAATCTGGAAGATGCGGAGTATTTTAAATATCTTGACATTGCAAAAAAGACATTGTCCGGAAGACTTGGAAATAATCTTTTAGAACTGGAATTTCCGCTTACAGAGGAAGAAACAGGAGGAAGACAGCAGTTTTTAATGGGACTGCGTGAAAGCAAACTGAAAAATGATGATCTGCTTGATACTTTTTACGACATGATCATTGACAGCTACGATTACGTTGGAAATTATCTGATTCTGATTTTCCATGATGCCTATGATGTTATGACAAAAACCTCGGACAACGATAAATTAGATGAATCCGAAGAAGTTTACGAATATCTGCTTTGTGCAATCTGTCCGGTGACGTTGACAAATCCGAAACTCGGATATTGTGAGGAAGAAAACAGGATTGAATCTATCGTCAGGAACTGGGTTGTCGGTGCACCAGATACAGGTTTTGTATTTCCAGCATTTACAGACCGAAGCACAGACATCCATTCCGTTATGTTTTATACAAAAGACACCAGAACCCCACACCGGGAGTTTATGACTGCTGGACTTGGTTGTGAGGAAAAGCAGACTTCAACAGAAAAGAAAATTACATTTCAAAAAATAATAAATGATGTCATTGGAGATGATGAAGACGGTCACATTGCCGCCTCAGATGCAGTTCACAATTCACTGAATGACGTTTTGGTTGAAAATCGCAATGAAGATCCAGACGAAGAAGCAATTGGTGTTGAGATTACGAAGGACATTATTAAAAATTGTCTGGATGAGATAGGACTTGACGATAAGAGTAGAAACGTGTTTATCGAAGCCTGTGAAGAAATGCTTCCGGAGCACACGCTTGTCGAGGAAGTCGTAGACGACAAGGCAGTTGCGAGAGCAAATAGAAGAAAGCTTGTTTTCGACATGAAAGAACTGTTAATGGCAGCCGCAAACAGATTGCAGGATGTGTATTCAGACGACAGTGGACTTGTTGAAGACATCAGAAAAATGGTTTAAGAAAATTAGAAAGGAGCTGGAGCTTCCCGGGAAGATGCGCATCGGCTCCTTGAAAAAGAAATGATAGGATTTGAATATGAGGGCTCTGTCAATTATATAAGCAGAATTGATGATTTTCAGGAATATATGAAGCCGGAAGTGTATGAAGCAATGCGAGAAGCTTTCGAAAACGGCTGTGATGGCGTAGGCGGGTTTAGGAAAAAATATGAGGAAATTAAGTCTGATTATGATGATTTAGAATATGAATGCGAATCATTAAGGGACGAGATTGATGGTGCAGAAGACAGGCTCGCTGAATGCGAAGAGGAAAGAGACAATTTGGATGGAAAATATAAATCATTAATACATCAGATTGAAAAACTTATAAACGACATTTACATGGAGTACATAAAGCCTGATGATATTGTTCCAGCTTTAGAAAAAATGATATGAGAGGAGACAAGATTTGAGCAATAAAGAATTACAAGAGTATTTGAATAGATTCCCGGATGATGCACCTGTAAGTGTCATCCTTGCGAATCCGAAAAAAAGAAAACTGTACGAGATTAACACGGTTTATAAATTGACCGATTGCGAACAACCAGTGTTCTGCGTTGATGTTGGAAAAGAATCTGATATGGATGAGGAAATGGTGGAAGCCTGCAAGGAAGACGAGAATCTGGAAGGGCAGATGGAGATAGAAGACTATCCGGAGTATTTACCGGACGATTTTTCAGGAGGACATAAAGATGGCTGTAATTGAAATCTGTGATATCTGTAAAAAACAGATTCATACGAGCGATGGAATTATTATTAAATACTCGGATATGGCGGGTTTCGGATTTAATGAAAACGATCGTCCAATCAGAAAGGAACGAAATCACGAAGCCAGAATTTGCAACAATTGCATTAGCAAGATAAAAAAATGTTGCAGAAAAAAATCAATATTTTAATGAGTTAAATATTAATATAGCTATGCTACGTGAAAAAGGTATGACACAAATTTGAAAAAAGTGTGAAAGAAGATTGATGTACGGTTAAGTTGAGAAAAACCGACGGAAATGAGGTGAATATATGAAATACTTTATAATTAATAATCTTTGTACAATCATCACTGCGTTAGTTGTAAATAAAATTGCAGCTATCTACTATATGAAAATAATAGATAGCTATGTAAATGATATCGTTGCAATGCTTAAAGAGTTAATCAGGACAACATATGTCGAGAAATGAAACACCTAAAGGAGTTGGTTTTATTAAACGTTTTTGTAATTGAAATGTATAATCTGGATATTGATTTTGAATTTGTAGCATTTCATCACATTGCTCATATTTAAAATAAGCAGCGTCATCATATATGGAGAGCGATGAAGGAATTTCAACTAGCCCTTGTTTAGATAGAAAACTGATGGAAAGAGATTGGCGTTCATATATAGTACATTCTGAGTTTTCTAAAAAAATGTTTTGCAACACCACGGCATACAAAGATGGGTTATCAGATGTTCTAACAATATTGCAAATTGGTAACTGATAATTATCAAATATTAGTTTTAAGTTTTGAGCATCTAGTGGTGTCATGGTTTTTAATATATCCGAAAAAGAAGGGTGAACAATATCCTGTTTTTTAATATCAAGCGATGATGAAATTAAATTTGCGAACATTTCACGTAGACTTGGTTCTTCAACACAGTATTTTGCATTTTCTAATGCAGGCATTACTATTTGGGTATTTGCTTCGACACGATTTTCTTTTGGAATAGAAGTGATTTTTGAACTTAAGGATTGCTTAAATTCTTCTAAGTCTTTGGCATATTTTAATTTACGTTTTTCGGCTAATTGTGAAATACCGCCAAAGACTAAAAACCAACAATCAGATAATGTTTGACCGACATTTTTGGAAGGCAAATCTGTAAGATTTTTTAATGCATTATCAACTGATTCTGGCAAATCAGCATTTAAAACGCTGAAGTTATTAGTTGTATCCTTAGACATAAAAATTCCTCCTTATGTGTAAATTAAGATCATTATACATCAAAGAGGTAAAAACTACAATAATATGAAAGGAGCCGGAACCTATCCGGATAAAAGGCGCGCCGGGTTCCTTTTGAAGAAAATGATACATGGAGAATTGATAGTTGACAATTTTGCTGGTGGGGGCGGCGCTTCCACTGGTATAGAAATGGCAACCGGATACAGTGTTGATATTGCAATCAATCATGATCCAGAAGCTATTAAGATGCACAAAGCTAATCACCCAAACACAGAGCATTACTGCGAAAATGTGTGGGCGGTGGATCCTGTAAAGGCTTGTAAAGGGCATCCTGTCGGACTTGCCTGGTTTTCCCCAGATTGCAAGCATTTCAGCAAGGCAAAGGGTGGAAAACCAAAAGATAAAAATATCAGAGGTCTTGCATGGGTAGCCTTAAGATGGGCGGGGCTTGTAAGACCAAAGGTTATCATGCTTGAGAATGTAGAGGAATTTAAGACATGGGGACCGTTAAACAGGCGGCATCATCCAATTAAGAGCAAGCAGGGTAAGACTTTTGAAAAATTTGTGCAGCAGCTTACTGATCTGGGATACAAAGTGGAATTTCGGGAGCTGATTGCCGCTGACTACGGAGCACCTACCATGCGAAAGAGATTTTTCATGATCGCCAGGTGTGACGGCAAGACGATTGTCTGGCCAGAGCCGACACACGCACCGGCAGACAGTGAAGAAGTCAAGAAAGGATTGCTCAAACCATATGTTGGAGCATACACACAGTTAGATTTTTCCTTGCCATGTCCGAGTATCTTCGATACTTCAGAAGAAATAAAAGAAAAATACGGAATCCGGGCAGTGAGACCGCTGGCACAAAAGACGATGGATAGGATAGCAAGGGGATTTAAAAAATTCATTCTGGATAATCCAGAGCCTTTTATCATTCAGTGCAATCATGGTGGTGAGCGTAGACCGAACGACATTCGAGAGCCAATGCCGACCATAACCGGAAAGCACGGATATGGGATTGTAGAGCCATATATGGTGCAGATCGGACAGACTGGATTTACAAAAGACCGAAGCAAGGATGTTAGAGAGCCGCTTACAACGATTGTGAGCAAAAATGAGCATTGTCTTATCAGTCCTACATTGATTCAGTATCATTCAGAAACTTCAAAGGATGGAGTAAGGGGACAGACTATAGAAGATCCGATCATGACAGTGGACAGCTCAAACAGATATGGACTGGTCGCATCATTCCTGCAAAAGTACTACGATGGTGGATATAAAGGCGCAGGCGATACATTAGAAAATCCGCTACCTACAGTAACAGCGTGGGATCATAACAGTGTAGTTACGGCAAATCTTATCCAGATGAATAACCATTGTGATGGGCGAGATTTACGTGATCCTATACCAACAATAACCGCTGGGGATGGTCACTTCGGAGAAGTAAGAGCATTTTTAATTAAATATTATGGGCAGGGAACCGGACAGGACATTGAGGAACCTCTTGATACAGTTACATCCAGAGATAGATTTGGACTTGTGACTATTGAGGGTGTAGATTACCAGATTGTGGACATAGGATTGAGGATGCTTGAGCCGAAAGAACTTTACGGATGCCAGGGATTCCCAGACGATTACATAATCGACCATGACTACACAGGAAAGACATATCCGAGAAGTGAGCAGGTCAGAAGATGCGGAAATGCAGTGTGTCCACCGATACCAGCAGCATTGGTTAGAGCCAATCTGCCAGAACTGTGTATTGCGGAACGAACACCGAACATGAGGATGGAAGCAGAGCAGACCGGACAGCTCCGGTTTACGTAGTTAAATTAGAAATTAATGGAGGATACAAAAAAATGAAAAATGGAATTCACGGAAACAGAGAACAGCTTGAGGAATTATCAGTGAATAGGATCCTTGGTGAATTATATGATAAGGCGAAAGCTGAAAATGATGGGAAAATTCATATAAGAGAAATTGAGGACGGACATATTGGAGATACTATAGAACTTTATTAATAATCACTTAAACTGAACTTTAACGGATTAAAACGGAGGTAGAAAAAAGATGGCTAACTTTTATAAGAGTAATGATGTAGACATTGATTTTTCAGAGGAAGAAAAGGAAATATTAAAAAAAGCAAGTGAAATTCTGAATGATTTAGGTGCAAGACTTTGGCAAAACGATTGTGACGAAGATGGCGTTTTCTTTTCTGATTTAGGAGGAGGCATTGAAAATGCATTAGAAGGGGATTACCAGATGCCATAGAATAAAACCTGAATATTGAGATCTTTACCGGCTGAAATATGCCGGTAAAAAAATACATATCAAAGAACATATGTTCCGACCATATGTGTGCAATTGCAACTGTAAATGAAAAAGAGCCTGTGCTGGGAACACAGACCCTTAAAGTAATACATTACTTACTATATCAAGTAAAATGTACTACTTTTTCTACTATTAGTAAAGGGGGAAATTTTACTATGCTGACAAAATCGGAATTAATCAATGATATTGCTTATGAAATGTCTGGGTATCTGACTTCGGAGGGAATCGACCGCCTTAAGACTGTGATTACTTTTAAGCTGGTCAACATTAATCTGACCGCAGCAGAGACGCTACCATCTACAGAGATTTTCGACAACGAGTACATCATGAAGCGGTACATCATAGACCTCACAGCAACCGGCAGAAAGCAAAGCACGATTAAGCTTTATATCACAATCATTAAAAAATTCTTTGCAGAAACAGGCTTGAATTATCATACATGTACAGGGCAGGACGTGATGGATTATATCGCTACCAGACTGCATAAGGATAAAATCTCTAAGGCTTATGCTTCCACGATCCAAAAGTATATGTCCTCATTTTTCGCTTGGGCGTATCGCAAGAAGCATATTGATGATGATGTATCCAGAGATATAGATAAAATCAGACAGCCGCAGAAGAGAAAAGAGCGTTTATCTGATGAAGAGATTGCCAGAGCATCCTTATCTATCAGTCATGACCTGCGATTAAATGCGTTATTTGAATTAATGCTTGCCGCTGGTCCTCGTGTCGGGGAGATTGTAAACCTTAATATTGACAACCTCGATTTTGCACGAAAGGAAATCCACATTTGGGGAGAAAAAACGTCACAGTGGCGCACCTGCTTTATGACAGAGAGATGCAAACAGGCATTAAAACAGTACATCGGAGATCGCACGGAAGGCGCAGTGTTTATCGGCTTACGTGGCAGAGGACGGATGTGCAATAAGTCAATTGAGGATATGGTCAAAGAGATTGCGCTTTTTGGCGGTTGCAAATTTAATGCGACAGTGCATTCGTTCCGAAAGACCTTTGCGTCCAGAGAATACCGCAGAACTAAGGATGTGCTTTTCGTTTCAAAACGTCTCGGACACAGCAGTACGGATGTGACTATTAAGTATTACATTTGCGATGATGTTGAGCTGGATAGGATGCAAGCAAATTTAGCAGCATAAAAGAAAAAAACACTTGACTCATGAGGTCCGAGTTGCATCTTGGAGAGTTCATTCCGGAAATCAACCAGTAAAAACAGTGTACAAAACTTTACAGTAAAATGTGTTATATAATAAATACAGAGCATGAGCAGATCGAAAAGGTCTGCTCTTTTTATTTACAGGAAGGAGGATTTTAATTGAATACGGTCGAACCAATCAGAGACATCAACACAGTCTGGGACATAGCAGACTACCTGGGGGAAAAAAGCGAACGGAATAAGATCATGTTTCTGTTCGGAATTTATGTAGGCATCAGAGTATCTGACATTTTGAGCTTAAAGGTAAGAGATGTGAGAGATATGAACTATGTCAGCATCCGGGAGATGAAAACCGGAAAAGAGAAACGCTTTCCGATTAATGAGGAATTAAGGCCTTTACTTAATAGGTACATAAAAGGAAAAGCAGATTATGAACCGCTGTTTCCATCGAGACAGCAAAACAAAGCGTTATCCAGATGTCAGGCGTACAATATATTATCAACTGCCGGGGAGAAGTTTGGGTTGCAGCATATCGGAACGCATACCATGAGGAAGACGTTCGGATATCATTTTTACCAGCAGACGCATGATATCGTGACATTACAGAAGATATTTAATCATGATAACACACACATAACTATGCGATATATAGGACTGGAGCAGGACGCTATCAGCGAATCAATCATGAAGCTATCGTTTAAAAAGAGACGATAGTTATTTTTTTATCAGTAAAGTTAAACATAAAACTTTTAATGTATAACTGATTGGATATGATATGAGTTTCTTCTATTAAAAAAGAAAAATAGAGCGAGTTATACAGAATGTAAAGATATGATAAAGTGAGCGAGGTGAGCAGATGAATAAAGAAAAGTATTCTGATCCAACAGCAGAACAGGCGATTGCTAATGTGATGCGAAAGAAAAAGAAAAAGAATCATTGCAACTGGGAAAAGTTCATAGCGAAAAAGACGAACATGGAGCAGAAGATGGAGAAGCTTATAAAAAAATAAAGTGTGTACAAAAGTTTACAACGATGTGTGATATAAAGATAAAGTAAAGCGTGGCTGATGAAGCTGCGCTTTTCCATTTACTTAATCCTCTTAATACGATGCCAGACATTCAATTCTATTTGGATGCCTGGAAAGAAAGAAGATGATGAGATGGCGAAGGAATACGCCAAGCCCTTCTATAACTCCGCTGCATGGAAGAATATGCGGAAGGAAATATTGAAGAGGGATAATTATAAATGTCAATGTAAAGGATGTCACGAGGTTGCTACAGAAGTTCATCATAAGACAGAGATTACAGAAGAAAATATTCATGACATTAATATAACTTTGAATCCAAACAATTTAATTTCTTTATGTTCAGAATGTCATAAGGCAATCACGAAAGCTGAACATGGAAAAGAACAGATTGGAATTGTTCGTTATGTAATTGATGAATCTGGTTATCCGATTCCAATCACTCCCCCCGGTGGTCATTGAGATTTTCCGGGGTGTTGAAGACCGAGGGCATCCCACACGTAGAACCGACCGGAAATGCGAGTAAGGGGTGTAGGAAGGAGGTTTCCATTCAATGGGAAATGGTTATACACCGATTTACACAGAAAAAAAGCGAAAAACGTTGATAAATCGGGAACGAAAAAGACTTTTAGAAATTTTTGAAAATGTAGAATCAAAACATAAACAAACTGTTGAAAAGTTGATTGATGAAGCCGCTTTCATGACGGCAACTTTGACGGAAACGAGAGAAATAATTATCCGTGACGGAATCGTCGATGAGTATAAAAACGGCGAAAATCAGTTCGGTACTAAGAAGAGTGCGGCGGTCGAAGTTTACGACAAAATGCTCAACACTTACACGAAAGTCATCAAGCAGTTATGTGACATTTTGGGCGAGATTCCGAAAGGCTCTGGGGAATCAGATCCGGGAGAGGAATTGGTCAAGTTCTTGACTGAACACCGTGCTTAATGGTTCATAATTTTGCAAAAGAATATTTGGATATGATTCAGGCAGGAGATGAGATCGTCAGCCAGAAAGTCAAATCTGTTTATGAGAGGGAATGTGCATGGATGGATAACCCACCAGCAGATTTCCCTTTTTATTTTGATCCAGAGCGAGGAAACCGACACATAGAATTCATTGAGCGTTTCTGCAAATTGTCACAGGGTAAATTTGCAGGACAGAATATAAAACTTGAACCTTTTCAGAAGGCAAAGATACAGATGGTTTTCGGATGGGTTGAAAAAGACACGCATTTCCGAAGATTCCGTGAAGTTGATGATCTCCGTGGTAGAAAATGCGGAAAATCAACCGAGACTGCCGCTGTGGAATGGGATGCCGCATTGAATGACAATGAGATGGGTGCACAGATTTATTGCACTGCAAATAAAAAAGACCAGGCGAAGATTATCTTCAACGAATGCGTGAACATGATGAAGCATTCTCCGGCACTGAAAGCCGTTGCGAAGAAAAGACAGTCGGATATTTATATCGATTTGTTTATGAGCTACATCATGGCATTGGCAGCAGATTCTTCAACACTGGATGGACTGAACACTCATTTTTTCTCGCTTGATGAATTTCACGAACAGCGCACAAGCAAGCTGTATGATGTCATGTTGCAGTCCCAGTCTTCACGAGACCAGCCGTTAGCGTGGCTCATTTCTACAAATGGATTCGTCCGGGAAGGCTTTTTTGACGACAGGTATTCCTACTGTGAAAATGTTGCAGTCTGGAACAAAGGATATGAAGATTACAGACTTCTCCCTTTGATTTACGAATTGGATAAAAGGGAAGAGTGGGAAGCTCCGGAATGCTGGGGAAAAGCAAATCCCGGACTTGGAAAGATAAAGAAAATCAGTACTTTGTCGGAAAATGTGGCAAAAGCACACAGGGACAGATCATTTCTCCCGACACTTCTGACAAAGGATTTTAATTTAAAAGAAAATACAACACAATCGTGGCTGACCGCAAATGATGCTATTAATAAAACTGTGGTTGATATGGAATTTTTAAGAAATTCATACGCAATCGGCGGTTGTGATTTATCGTCTACAACCGATTTGACATGTGCAACGCTTGTGATCAGAAAGCCGGGCAATCCTAACTTTTATGTTTTGCAGAAATATTTTATCCCAGAAAGCAAGATCAAAACGCAGGATAATAAAAATAAACAGGAAGGCGCATACAGGAAGTGGAAAGAGGACGGCTGGGTTCAGGTAAATGATGGAGCTACCGTTGATTTTCACAACGTCACAGAATGGTTTGCCTATATGGTCAGAGAATACAACATAAGACCTCTCTGGATAGGATATGATGCGGCACTCTCCGGCTATTGGCGAGAAGAAATGGATTCTTACGGTTTTGACATGGAGAAAATCAGACAGGGACCATTCACATGGACTTATCCTTTTAAGGAATTGGCAGGATTATTTGAGGAGCATAGGGTTATATACCAGAACAATCCTGTTTTACTGTGGTGTCTTTTTAACACCGGAGTGAAATGCCTGAACAAAGACGGCATTGAATCGCAACAGCCGGTAAAACAGTCGTCTGTATTAAGGATAGACGGAACGGTTTCGCTTCTGAATGCGTTTACCTGTTACAAGAACCACGAGGAAGAGTATTTATCTTATGTGAAATAGAGGAGAGGACATGGGACTTTTTAACAAGATTTTGGGAAACATCAAATTAAAAATATTAAATTCCTATTTCGGCTATACCGTATCAAGCGCACCATTTGATGGAGAATTTTGGGATCATGACGTGGCAAGGGCAACGATTGATGCGATAGCAACGAGAGCGGCAATGGGGAATATGCGCCATGTGATCATGGAAAACGGACAAGTAAAGGAAACGGTATACGACAGTCCGCTCGCCAAAATGATAAATGAGCGACCAAATGATGTCATGTCTGGTTTTGAATTTAAATATCGTATGTTTGCAAATCTCGAAACGAAAACAACTGCCATTGCATATATAGATTGGCAGGTAGTGGATGGAAATGTGATTCCTGTTGGAATTTACCCGGTTGATTATGCAAATTATCAATTCAGGCAGGTCATAGGTGGAGGATGGGCTATCGAATATAACGATTTCGAAGGAAATACCGGATATCTAAGGTTGCAGGACTGCATCATCATGAGGAAGTTTTACAATAATCATCAGGCATCCGGGGACGGAAATGCACCGATTTACAAAGCACTGGATATGTCAAAGGCATCAGATGAGGGATTCATTGAAGCTCTGCAGGTTTCCAACAAAGTACGTGGAATCATTAAACAGAAAAAATCAATGCTTGATCCGGAAGATGTAAAAGAATCGCAAAATAATTTTGCAGATCGTTTTAAGTCCGCAGCTCAAAATGGTGGAATTGTTGCAGTTGATTCAATGGAAGATTTCAAAGAATTGAATGTGAACGCTTATTCTGCAAATGCTGTGCAGCAGAAACAGATAGAGAGCAGAATCCGCAGCTTTTTAAGAACTTCCGAATCAATCGTGAACTCTGATTATACAGAACAACAGGGCATTGCGTGGGCGCAGTCGGTGATTGAACCTCTGTGGGAGATTTTCGCCCAGGCGGTTACGTGTTGCGGATTTACTCCGCAGGAGCGCGACAAAGGAAATAAGATGATCATGTCAGGCGGTCGCTTAATGGGTGCCAGTTTATCCACTTGTGTGCAGGTTTTGAATGCCACAAAAGACACTGGAGAATTGACGACAAATGAACGAAGAGAAATTCTTGGATATCCACCTGTAGATGGCGGAGATGTGCGTCAGGTATCGCTCAATTATGTCAGTGCTGATTCTCAAAAAGAGTACCAGTTAGGGAAAAATAAAGACAAGAATAAGGAGGACGATTCAGATGGAAAAGGAAAATCTGATGGAAAAGCAGACGACAAATAAGCGTTGTCTGCTTTTTGGTTTAGAGACAAGAGAGCTTGAAATTGATGGCGAAGAAAAGAAAGAACTCTGGGTTGAGGGTCGGGCGGTCAGCTTTAATTCTCCGACAGTTCTTTTTGAAATTGGAGAAACACAATACAAAGAGCAGATCGATTCAAGGGCTTTTGAAGAAACAAACTTGTCAGATGTCATTTTTAATTACAATCACGGCGGCAAGGTTCTTGCCAGAACCAGAAATAAAACGCTGGTTGTGGATGTGAGAGAAGATGGCGTTTATATCCGTGCGAGATTGGACGGCACGGAGGAAGGCAGAAAATTATATGACGAAATCAAAGGCGGATATATTGACCGCATGAGTTTCCAGTTCACAATCCGTGAACAGTCCTATGACAAGGAAAACCATATGTGGACAGTTCGAAAAGTGAAACGTCTTTATGATGTTTCCGCAGTCGATATCCCAGCCTATGATGATACATCAATTGAAGCGAGAAAGAACTCTATCCTGGAGGCGGATGCTCAGGAGCAGAGCGAACGTAAAGCGGCGGCGGAACTTTCAAAGCGGAAATTGCAACTCAAAATGAAATTGTCAATGTAGAAGGAGAAAAAACATGAACAAACGTTTATTAGAAATTCAGGCACGCAAAGCAGAATTGTTAAAAGAGCTTGAGGGAGATGTGACAGAGGAAAGATTATCTGAAATCGAAAAAGAACAGGCGACTCTGGAGACAGAGGAGCGTTCCATTCGTTCAAAATCAGATCTTATCGGAAAACTTTCCGAGAAGACAGAGGAAAAGCCGGAAGAGAGACATACTGAAAAGCCGGAAGAGAGAGCAAAGAAGATCATGGAATCTGGAAAAATGGAAATCAGCTCAACAGAAGTCAGAAATGCAATGGGAATGCAGACAAGAAGCACGCTGATTGCTACAGACAGCCTTGTCGAACCTACGAAAAATGGAAATGATATTAAGGATAATCTTAATCCTGTATCGTCTATTATTGATCAGGTATCTGTCATTGATGCAACCGGTGCAGCAGCATTTGAGGAAGCTTATGTGAAGTCAGAGCCTACCGCAGCGGAGAGAGAGGATGGCAGTGCTGGAACTGCAACAGATCCTGTTTTCCGTGTGGCAAAGTTAAAACCGGAGCTTATTAATGTGACAAGCTTTGTTTCAAAGAACATCCAGCGCGTTTCCCCGTTAGCGTATGAAGCAAAAATCAGAAGTCTTGCATTAAAAGCTTTGAGAAGAAAAGTTGCGAAAATGATCGTAAATGGTTCTACAGATTCTTTCGGTATCAAAACCGCAAAGAACACAATGAACGAGGATATCTGCAAAGAGCTTCTGCTGGATGCTAATACAATTGATGCGAATACATTAAAGAAAATCGTATTTTCGTATGGTGGAAATGATGAACTCGGTGGAAATGCCAGACTCTTCCTCACAAAAGAAGATTTGCAGAAATTCGGAGAAGTTCGTGGAACAAACGAAAAGAAAGCTCTTTATGAGATCACACCGGATAATGCAAATCCGAACATCGGAACAATCAAAGAAGGCGGTCTGATCGTCCCTTATACGATCAACTCAAGCTTAACTTCCCTTTCCAGTGCGGTAAAAGGTACAGAGAAAGTCCAGACTATGATTTATGGTGATCCTGCAAACTTTGAGCTTGCATTATTCGGAAATTATACAGTTGAAGTTTTCAAGGAAACAAAAGCTGTTGAAGGAATGCTCACGATCATCGGTGAGATCATGGCAGGTGGAAACGTGATCGTTGACAGCGGTTTCGTAATTGTCTCATTGGCATCTAACTAATGAGGTGTGCTTATGGATGATCCGGTAAAGGATGCTCTCCGGTTAACGGATGCATCTTATGCAAAACTTTCTGGGGAAATCGAACGCAATAAAAAAACAGCTCGCACGGAGATGATCCGTGTGGGCATTTCCGCAGAAATTGTTAACGGAAATTCTCCGCTTGTAACAGAAGCAATCGTGACGTACTGCCAGATGAAGATGGGGCGACCTGATTATTACGAGAGATACAAAGAAGCATGGGAATACATGATTGATTCAATCCGCAAATCACAGTCTAAATTCATTTCGCAGGAGGTTAAAAATGATAGCACAGAATGACCTTATTAAATTGATCACGATTGCGAATACTGGAAAAGATGCGGACGGATTCCCGATCGAGGAAGTCTTGCAGGAAACAGAGATGTTTGCCTCTGTGCAATCTGTAAAAAGGTCGGAATATTATGCGGCTTTAAAAGACGGAATCGTTGCCAGCAAAACAATCGTCATAAATTCTGATGATTATGACGGTTGTTTGATTAAAAAGAACGATAAGAAGTACAGACCGAACCTCGTTGAAATTGATTCTGAAAAATTCTCAATCATCCGGCTTTATCAGAAAGATGATTACACGATGGAGCTTACATTGCAGGAGGCGGAATGATGGCAGGATTTGACATAGAATTTCCGGATGATTTTCTAGGTGGAGTGCTTGAAACAGATCCACAGGAGTTATGCTCTGAAATGCTTAGCGAAGCAGCACCCTTATATGTTGACAGTATGAAGCGGTCGCTTAGAGGTGTGGTTGACCATGAAGGGGATTCCGAAATGGTTGATTCTGTCAAGGCTACAAAGCCGAAGAAAACGAAAACGGATGCATATATCGTGAATGTGGGACCTTCCGGCTATTCCAAGACAAAGGAATATATACAAAAAGACGGAACAGGCAAACGGACAACGAGAAAATATCCGGTTTCCAATGCTGTAAAAGCCATCTGGAAAGAGTACGGAATCCCAGGAAAAGAACCTGCAAGACCTTTTCTGACAAAAGCGAAGAATGACGTTGAAAATGATGTCATGAACCGTATGCAGGAAGTTTATAACAGGAAAGTGGGGACGAAGAAATGAATGTGAATCCGCTTATTGAATCGTTGGAAAAGAAATTTTCTGTTCCAGTTGCACAGGATGAATATGATGGAAAATCTGATAAATACATCATTTACACCTATGAAGACGAGCGGCCAGTGTATTTCGGGGACAATAAAACATTACAGGACACAGTTTATCTGACAGTACAGCTTATCGTCCCAAAACAATTTAATTATATGAATCTGAAACATCAGATCAGAGACGAATTAGAAAGAATGGAATTTATCGTGACAGATATCCGTTCTTTTTTAAGTTCCGCAATTAACGGAACAAATAAAATCAGACGCATCACGTTTGATGTCAATTACACAGATAATCATTGATTTTAGGAGGGAAAAACAATGGCATTTTTTGGACTTTCAAATCCGTACATCGCAAAATTGAATAGCGATGGTACATACTCAGACGGATTTAAATGTAGCGAAGCAGTAAGTACAGCAGTGACACCGGCATTTAATGAAGGAGCACTGTACGGAGATAACAAACTGGTTGAATACATTAAGGAATTTAAAAATGCAGCAGTAGAAGCTGGTGTTACCAGTCTGCCAATTGTTGCAGCAAATATCCTCTTTGGTCATAAAGTGACCGAGAACAGCATTATTTACAATGTGGATGATGCAGCAAATTATGTTGGATATGGTTTTATTTCAACAGAATTAAAAAAAGGAAAACGTGTGTATGGTGCTTGTATTTTGAAAAAGGTTCTTTTCGCCGAGGGAGGCGATTCTTACAGTACAAAAGGTGACAGCATCACATTTAATACACCTACAATTTCGGGAACTGCAAGTGCACCTGATGATGGTGATTACAAAGAAGTAAAGTTTTTTGACAAAAAAACAGATGCAGAGGATTTTATCAAGGGTTACCTTAACATCACACCGAAGTGCGAGACACCGGTATTCAGCGTTGACGGCGGTACATATGCCGAGGCGCAGAGCGTAGAGATTTCATGCGCGACTTCTGGAGCAAAAATCTATTACACGACAGACGGACTTACTCCAACAGAAAGCTCTACAGAGTATACCGGGACACCTGTATCTGTTTCGGCAAGCAAATTGCTTAGAGCAATTGCTATTAAAGCTGGAAGTGCAAATTCTGATGTTGCATCAGCGGAATACACAATTTCCGGCTAGAAAATAAGAGAATAAGAAGATTGGAGGGATGGTTTTTTCCATCCCTTTTTTTCAAATGGAGGGAAGCATGGACAAATTAACATATATTGAAGTTGGAAAAGAAAAATACCCAATCAAATGCGATAATCTCGTGTTGCAGCAGATTCAGGAGGAGTTCGGAAGCGTGAGGCTTTTTGAAATGGCCTTGATTGGTCTTGCAGCGGAAAAAAATCCAGATGGTACGGATAAGAGGGACGATAAAGGACAGATTATTTTAAAACACGTTGAGCCGTCCATTAAGGCGATTAACTTCGGACTTCCTTTGATGGTAAATGAAGGACTCGAAATTGAAGCGGAGCAGAAAAATACAGATTTTAAGTATCTGGAAGATAAAGAAATAATCAGATCCATCCAGCTCTCGTATTTGAAGCTTTCAGAAATCATGCACAAAGAGCTTGCAAGGTGCTTTGAAACAAAAAAATAAAAACCCAAGTGGAGAGCGATAGTGACAGCGAAGCTGATACGATCATCAACTTTACTTGGGTTTTATTAATTGGAATGCGGTTCGGTTTCACGAAAAAAGAAGTCGAACATATGTACTATGGAAAATGGCAGGATTTTTTTGAAATTTATAAAACAGTGCATGATTTTGAAATGAGCCAGAGGTACGTGCCTCTGAAAAAAGAAGAAACAGAATCAACAGGATCTCTTATGGATTTATAAGGGGGATTTATGGCGTCAAAAGGAACAATCGGCGGTCGTATCGTTCTCGAAGGGGAGTCCGAATACAGAGCCGCCTTAAGAAATATAACACAGGAACAGAAAGAACTCCGTTCTGAAATGAAGTTGTGCAGCAGTGAATTTAAGGAAAGCCAGAATTCGCTTGAAGCATTAACGAAAAAACATGAAGTTCTGGAAAAGCAGATTGATGCGCAGAAAAAGAAGGTAGAACTCTATGCGAATCAATTACAGAAAGCAAAAGATACCGAAGCAGATTATGCTAAAAAGGTTGAGGAGCTTAAAGAAAAGCTTGCTTCTGCTGAAAATGAATTCAAAGACATGAAGGATTCGACAGAGGTTTCCTCGGAAGCTCTGGAAAATCAGAAAAAAGTCATTGATGAATTAAAAGAAAAGCTTACTGTTGCAGAACAGGGATACGAGAAATCTGGACAGGTTATCAGTCAGTTTCAGGTCAATTTGAATAATGCGAATGCTGATCTGAATGCAATGTCTACTGAATTGCAGAATACAGATAAATACATGAAGGAAGCGGAACAATCCGCGGATTCATGCGCGACATCCATTGACGAATTTGGTCACAGAACGAAAGAGGCAGGGGAAGAATCAAAAAAATTTGGTGAAAAATCTGAGAATGCAATCAACAATCTTTCCGATGCACTTGTAGCAACCGGAATCGTGCAGGGTGTCGAAAAAGTCAAAGATGCATTAATGGAATGTGTAGAGGCTTCTCAACAATTTGAAACTGCAACCGCAAAGTTATCAACAATTGCGGACACGAATGCTGTTTCCATGGGGGAATTGAGAGACCAGATTTTAAGCGCATCAACAGAGCTTGGTGTTGCCGCTTCGGATATCTCTGATGTATCTTATGACGCAATTTCTGCATCTGTTGATACTGCAAAGGCTGTTGGTGTCACGTCAGATGCGGCAAAGCTGGCAACCGCAGGATTTACGAATACATCCAGTGCTTTGTCGGTACTGACAACGACAATGAATGCTTATAATATTTCCGCTGATGAATTATCTGGAATTTCAGATTCCCTGATCCAGACACAGAACTTAGGTGTTTTAACAATTAATAGCCTAGCTTCTTCCATGGGTAAAGCGATCGCCACGGCATCGGCTTATTCCATTGACATTTATAATCTGGAATCTGGATATATCGCTTTGACAAAATCCGGTATTTCCGCAGAAGAATCAACCACATACATGGCTTCGATGTTCTCCGAGCTTGGTGACGCTGGTTCTGATGTTGCCGGAATTATCACAGAAAAAACCGGAAAGTCCTTCGGTGAATTGATGCAGTCTGGCTACAATCTCGGTCAGGTATTGAATATATTATCTGAAAGCGTGGACGGAAATGCAGAAGCAATGATGAACCTGTGGGGCAGTCAGGAAGCCGGAAAAGCGGCAAATGCAATTGTAAACAGGGGATTGAAAGAATTTGAACAGAATCTTGATTCTGTAAAAAATTCTACCGGGGCTACACAGAAAGCTTTTGACAAGATGGCTGATACATCGGAATTTGCTTCTAAAAAAATGAAGGTTTCTATGCAGAATTTAAAAATCGCAATCGGTGACGAATTACAGCCTGAAATGGAACGACTTTATTCTGCAGGTACAGACGTCACGGAATGGGCGATAGATTTTGTAAGGGAAAACCCAGAAGTGGTTGATGCAATTGCAGCACTTTCAGTTGGAATCGGGACTTTTGCAACCGGATTAGCTGTTGCAAAAGTTGGAATGATCGCATTCAATGCCGTAATGAACGCAAACCCGATTGTCTTATGTACAACGGCTGTCATTGGACTGACTGTAGCAATAACAGCATTACTCGATCATCAGAACGAATATGTTGAGAACACAAAGGCAGCAGTGGAGGAGCAGCAGAAAAATATTGATTCTTTGCACGAAGAAATCGAAGCAAGAAAAGCTTCTAATAGTGAAACGGAAGCTACTGTTGCAACCATCAGTTCGCTGAAATCACAGCTTATTGACCTTAATGGAAAAGAAAAATTAAGCAATCAGGACAAGGCTGAAATGGTTTCGATCGTTGCCCAGTTAAATGAACTTCTGCCAGACATGAACCTCTCCATAAATGAACAGACCGGGTATCTGGAGCAGAACAATTCAGAGCTAGAAGATTTGATTGAAAATCAGACTGAATACTTGGAATTACAGGCAGCGCAAGAAGAGCAGGCTGAAATCATAAAGCAGATAACGAAAGCTAAGATTAATTTAAACAAAGCGACCTCCGAACAGGCAGAACTGGAATCAGATCTTGCGGAAAAACAGGAAGAATATAATCAGGGGATGATTGAAGGTACAATCCCGGCTTATGGTGATCTTTATCAGGAAATTGCTGAAGCTCAAAAAGCTGTTGCTGAATATGACGATCAGATTACAGAATCGCAAGCGATACTGGATGATTTACAGGGCGATTATGAAGTCGCAACCGATATGATCAATCAGTATAAAGAATCCATGAATCAAGCATCTGATGCAGTAAATAGCACGAATGCAAATACGATTGAATATGGTTCTAAAACCTACGAGGTTTCGGAGGAAGTGAAGGCTTCCTTTGATGAGATAAATGCTGCTTATCGAATGGCAAGTGAAGAGGCATTATCATCCATTTCCAGCCAGGTATCTTTATTTGATGAATTATCAAGCAAATCAGATATGACAGTACAGCAGATGTCGGCAAATCTGCAAAGTCAGACAGATACGTTTAATCAGTATTCGGAAGATTTGAAAACAGCATCACAGATGATGAAAGAAGATACAACTGGAAGCTTCTCAACGATTGTGCAATCTATCATGGACATGGGCGTAGAAGGTGCTGGATATCTCCATGAATTGGTCACGGCAGCGGAGGATTCCACGGAATCGTTTGATGAAGTCATGAATTCATTCGCAGAAATGGAGGAAGCGAGGCAGACGTTAGCTGACACGATGGGAGATATTAACGTCGGATATTCTGACGCAGTAAATCAGATGATTTCTAGCACAAGTGACGGACTGGACAGTATCAGCAATGCATTTGTTGATAAAAGCCCAGAAATGCGTGTGTCGTCTGCTTATATGTGCGATCAGATTTATGATCAGATGAAAACATCAATCGGGATGACGGATGATGGAAGCTCTATTGTTTTTCAGGGAACAGGAAATTCAATTGCGAAAGGTGTTGCGGATGGTATTTCTGCCGGACAGCCTACGATTAATACTGCATTACAAAGAGCGATTGATAATGCTGTCGCAAATGCAAATTTTAGTGGAATTTCTGCAAAAATAGACCGAATGTTAGGAGATCAGCTGAAATGATAAGAGAATTTAGTTTAAAAAATGCAATCGGTAATACATGGAACCTGAACGATTTAGAATCCTTTCTTACAGAGCCAGACGGTCTCGGATTTGAATACGATGTTGATTATCAGCAGATTGGAAATATTTTTATTAAGCTTCAGGACGACATGAAGCAGAAAGAACCATCCGGACAGATTAAATTCGCAACTTATGAAAAATACAGAGAATTTTGTCTTTTTATCCAGCACAAACCGCTTGTGATGGAATACATAACTCCGGCCGGAAATTTTTTAATGGATGTGAGCATTGATAAACTTGAAAAAAGCGAGCTTGAAACAGGTGGATTATTCTGCAATATTAAATTGCTTGGATTATCCACATTTTATAAAATCGTTCGTGCTGAAAATGATGGAAGTATGGTCGCCGGGAAAATTTATCCGTATTCTTATAATTATCGCTATTCAGATTACTCACAGGGGGCGGTTGAATTTGACTGTGACAGTGTTTTAGAATCTGCCGTAAAACTCACAATACTCGGTCCGTGTACTAATCCATCATGGACACACTATCTGAATGGTGTCGTGGCAAGCGTAGGCAAGGTAAATTGTACGATAAAAGATGGGAACAGATTAATTGTTGACAATACGAAAATACCTTTCGAAATTGCCGAATATGATTCCACAGGTACATTTGTTCAAAATCTTTATCAGAACAGTGATTTCTCCACGGACAGATTTGTCACGCTTGGTTTTGGTTCAAATAAAATCAGTTTTGCACATGAGGGAGAAAATGCGATTTCGCTGATTGCGGAGGGAAAAATTATTTATGAGTCTGTATAATATTGAAATTTTTAATGATCATTTTGAGTATATCTCCTCATATCAACTCCAGAATGTAGAAGGATATGAGTACGATTACATTTCGTATTCAAAAAGCAAACTGGAAATACCGGAGATTACCGCATCAAAAGGGGATTATGTCCGTATCACTTCAAAAGATTTGAATATTGTCGGAATCGTAAACGGATGTACTGACATGGGATTTTATTACGAGCTGGAATTTACTCCATTTTTGGAAAAATTGGATGTCAACGTACATTACAACAGAAGTCTGCTTTCCTCACAAAGCCTCGAACAATGGATTGCCGGAATCATCACAGACACTTTCGTTTCAAATCCTGATTCGGAACAAAACATATATGGTTTTGAGGTAAAATACTCCTCGAAGACATATAATGCGCTGATGGATCTGGAAGAGAATATAGGAAATCTTTATGAGATTTTGCAGAAAGCACTAATTAATTACAATGTGGTGGTCACATTTAGCATTGATGTCCAGAAAAAGAAAATTACGGCGGATGTGTCAGTTTTATCGCAGGGTGTATTTTACATCGAATCTGATTTACCGAACATCCTTGATAAAGAATTCAATTTCAAAAAATCTGATTCGTCTTACAACAAAATGACGGTATACAATGAGCTTAATGAGGCAGAATATGAGACGTTTTATTTACAGACGGATGGTGCGATTACAAATACTCCTGCCGTTTCCAAGCGTGTCACACCTGTAATTTTTACAAACATTTTTATCAAGCACGAAAATGATGATAAAGAGACGTTCCACGATTCCGCATACGATAAGGCTTTTAACAAATTGTCAGCGGAAAAGTATGATAATCTTATTGAAATTGAATGTGAAATAAATGACTGGCTTATTGATCCATTGAATTTATCTATCGGGCAGGACACTGTTATTATCCGGGATGGTGTAAGTTATTCTACCATGCTTACCGGATTTGCTATAAAAGATACCGTCAAATTAATGTTCGGGACAGTACGGCTCGAACTCACGAAAAAGCTTAACAGGAGGTTGAAATCATGAGTATTTCCATGAAACGCTATAACGACACAATTATCACACCAAAGGACGACAGAATCCTTTTTGACCAGATCTTTGACGACTACGGTTTAATTTACGGAGGCTCTGCAACTATGGCGGCATCCAATAAAATTCATGTAGGTGCTGCCAGAGGCTTCATCAAGGGAACAGAAGTCATTGTTGAAGCAGAGGACATTGCAGTAAATCTCTCTGATTCCGGCACGAAGAATGGACGGCTTAAGATCGTCATGGATTTAGCCGATACTGAGACACCAATTAAATTTGAATCAGAGGTTGCCGCATCGTTCCCTGCATTGGAACAGGATGCGAACATTAACTATGATAATGGTCGCTATGAGGTTGTTTTTGCTACATATAAAGCGACAGAAACGACAATCTCTAGCGTGGCTCTCGTTATGCCGACTATGCAATCTGTCAAAGCAAAAATTCAGGGCATAAACCAGAGTTTAACTAACTTAAATGATTCGAAGAAAACGTATCTTAGATTAGTCCTGCCAAACCTTGCGGCTGATGCAAAAACTGTCTGCGATTATATAAATAAAAATTATTTGATGGGGCAAATAACTCCTATGTATTCGATTGAGTTTGATGTAGTTGCATCAAATGTAGACTGGTTTTCTGGTGTTCTGTCTACGGATACAAATGTAGATAGTAACGCCCGTACTGTTTTGGGTATCGTACAGCAACGATCCATATCAGCAGATAATAGCACTTTATATAAATACTTTGCAAGTGGAACAGGAGGTGTCGGTTCAGTAAGTGCTCTTGACCATGTGAAATCGTTTATTGACGTTAGCACAATTTTAAAAAGTTATACAACCATCGCCGCTGGTGCAACAGTAACTTATACAGCAACAAGAGATTGCTTTGTAAACGTGTCTGCATATGCACACGGAAGTGGTCAAAATACAAAAATATATATTGATAATGTACACGTTTTTAATCCTTACACTAATAATGGTGATAATGCTGGTTTAATGATTGTAGATAAAACTGTACCATTAAAAACAGGACAAACAATTAAAATTGAGAATGGCACATACACCACTAGTTCTTATGCTATTTTTGCAGCATTTTAACTCTGGTTTTAGGGTTGCAGCATAAAGCATAAAATTGTGTACAAAACTTTACAGTAAAATGTGTTATAAATTAAGTGAGAAAACCTGTTGAAGAGAAATCTTTGACAGGTTTTTTCGTGCAAAAAAATAAAAAGGAAGGAAAAAAGCATGAACGAAAACACAAATATGACTGTAAAAACGGTCAAAGGATTTTTTACAGCAATTGGTGCTGTTTTAAATTCACTTTTAGGCGTGTTGTATATTCCGGTTCTTTTAGTGGTCATTTGCAACATCATTGACTATATTACCGGGATCATGGCAAGCCCAAACAGGACTGATGGGAAAATCAGTTCTTACAAAAGCATGAAGGGAATCACGAAAAAGGTCACTATGTGGCTGCTGATTGTTGTCGGTGCGATTATTGACCAATTAATTTTATACGCAACAGAAACATTCGGATTTTCTTTCCCGTTCAAATTTTTAATTGCGTGCATTGTTGCGGTTTGGATTATCTGCAATGAACTGATCAGCATCTTGGAAAACATGATTGACATTGGAGTAAACATTCCACCGTTTTTAATGCCACTGGTAAAAAATATTAAGAGCCAGACAGAAAAAACAGTGCAGATCGAAGAGGATAAGAAGGAGGATTAATTATGAAGTATGGAATTGATGTAGCAAAATGGAATGGAGTTATTGACTGGTCGAAAGTAAAGCTTGCAAATATTTCTTTTGCAGTTTTAAAAGTTACAAATAAAAATAATCGTGTAGAGGAAGCATTTGAGCGGAACTACGCAGGAGCTACAGAGCAGGGAATTACTGTCGGCGTGTATCGTTATGTTTACGCAAAAACTGTTGAGGCGGCAAAAGCAGAAGCTAATGCAATCGTACAGGCTTTATCTGGAAAGAAAATAAACTTCCGTGTATGGCTGGACATGGAAGCCGACAGCATTAAAAATATTGGAAAAAGCAGATTAACAGAGATCATTAACGCTGAAGCCGACATTATTCAGGCGGCAGGGTTTCAGGTCGGAATTTACTGCAACACAGATTGGTACAGAAATGTGCTTGATTCTGAATCATTAAAAAGTCGCTTCCCATTCTGGATTGCCAGATATGGCACGAACAATGGAGAGATGCAGGAGAAGTACTCCCCGGAGGCATATGCAATTGCATGGCAGTACACCTCAAGCGGATCATGCGAAGGTGTAAATGGAAAAGTAGATTTAGACGTTGCTTTTTCCGAGATTGACGTTGCTCCAGTCGTTCCAAATCCTTATACACATAAGGTAGGGCAGACAGTGTACTACTCATCTTATTATGACAGAGCTACTGATGATATTTCAAAGGCTAAATTCGCCGGTGCAAAATATAAAAAGGGAACTATCACAGCAATTGTGAATGGTGCGAGAAATCCTTATCAGATTAATAGCGCATCCATTTATCTTAACGATGGAGATATCCGTGAGGTGATTACTGTGAAAGCTTCAGACGCAAAGTATCACACAGTAAAAGCAGGACAGAATTTAACTGTGATCGCAAAAATGTATGGAACAACCATCAATGCGATTTTGAAAATGAACCCTTCGATTACAAATAAAAACGTGATTAAAGTTGGTGCTAAAATTCGCGTAAAATAG